GGCTGGCCATCCACACGGTGAACGGCACGCCACACGGTCAGGTCATAGCGGAATTTGTCATGCTTGCTGGCATCGATGGTCGTGGCTGACCTGTCTCCAATGAGGTAGTAGCGGAAGTCGTAGAGGCCGATGTCTCCACGGTTCCCCAGCAGCGGGCAGTGCTCGTTATAGAACACAGGATACCCGAACAGCGTACCCGGCATTCCCTCGCGAGCGTTGGGCATGAACACATAGGACGGATTGCCCGCCGGGCCATTCAGCTGCATCAGGCTCGGAAGCGCTGAACGGCTGATAAGCCAGACAGGGTTACCGTAACTGTGTTCAAGCATGTTGATGATGTCCACAATGCCGATGGCGCCCACAGCGGCGCGGCCCTGGGCATAAGTCGCCCCGGCATTCACGACACCGGTAGGCTGGCCAGCGCCAGTGCCCATCAGGAAGGCGTGTTCCTCGTACCAGTTGATCGCTCCGGTGAAGAGCTGCGTCAAGAGCGCCTCGATGGAAACTGCGGAATCTTCTAGCAACTCATCCGATGCCTCGGTCAGACAGACGAGCTTATGACAAATTAGGTTGATCTGGCGGAAGGCCGGGTCTGTCTCTTCCTTGTATTCGCCTTCCTCGGTCCACAGAGCGCGTACACCCCCGAACCAGGCAGGACGCCCGGCTGTGGTGTTGGTCTGGTCCAGCGTCGGCCACTGGATCTGGCGCCGGCGCATCGGAACGCGGGTTGCGCGTGGTCGGATGACCTGCTCGGGTGCTGGGATAGAGAACATTTCTGTCTGTTGTTCGATGGGCACCAGAAAGCCGCCGGTCGCTCCGATGTTCTCCAGCAAGTCCTTTTTCTCGCTGCCTGATTCAACCCAGCCCTCGGCCTTTGCTGGGCTGGCGGGCTCGTCTTTGTCGTACCAGGCTTGCAGACGCCGGTCATGGCCCCCACCGAAGCGCGCCTGCCATACACTCGTAGCAAATTCGGCCATTGTCTTGAATCCGTTGGCGTTCAGCGCAGGTGTCTTGGGCGCGGGCTGCTCGAAAGCTGCCTTTGCCCCCTCCAGGTCGCGCATCGCAGATACGCGCTGTTTGATGCTGACAACCTCAGCCGTCAGCTCATGAAACTTCTTGATGTCCTCACCGCTGGCATCTTCCTTGACCGCCAGGGCTTGCGCCTCGGCAATCAGGGTAGCCGCCTGCCCGATGAGATCGGTTTCCTTGGTTTGCAGGTTCATTGTCATACCTCCAGTTGTTCAAATTCCTGTCTCAGTTGCTCTACCGCCGCCAATCGCTCTGCCGTGGGTGGAATGTCCGGCCCGGCGTCATCATCCGTTGGCGTATCGTCAGCGGCCTCCGAATCTGGAGGTGCATCGTGATTCTGTTCATCTGCGGGTAATCGTGCCTCGCTCAGTAATTGCTCGAAACGGTCAAAGCGGTCCATGATGCGTTGAATGTCGCTCTCTTTCAATTCGGTCAGCAGGACATCCAGCTTACCCCCTACCTCTGGCTCATTCGCATAAAGGGCGCGCATTTGTGCCAGCGCCTCTTCCTGTGTGTCATGGCAGCCCAGCGTCTCGCCGTCGGGCTTGCCGCTTTGGGTGCTTACCTTGTAGACACAGAATTGGCCGTCTTGCTCAAATATGTTCCAGGGCTTGCCTTCGGTGGGCTCTCCCTCATCCTTGGCGCTCAGGGTTGCAGTTGCAGAATTCATGGCAAAAATGACAGCCGAATATTCCCAAAGACGCACCTCACGCAAATTGCGAACGGTCTTAGCATCATCGCCCTCGCCTACCGTAGAAAAGTCGGTAACGATGGGATCGTAGCCGATAGAATACTGGTCCACAGCGCCGTTTTTGATCCGTTTGAACACACCCATGCCCTCGTCGGTGTCCAGAAGGAATTGCGTTCTGGCTATCAGCGCCCCGGTCGCGTCGGGGTATTTCGCCTTCAACTCAGACGGCAAGCCCCCCTGACCCACCTCACGCAACTCAAGCGGCTTGCCTACAATGTTGCGCACGGAGGCGGTATTGTGCTGGTCCAAGACTTTGACCTGTAAGCCGCGCTCATGGATGGTCTTGCTGAACGCGCCAGGATGGATCACGTCGTCGCCCCGGTCGATGTTGCCCATGACGGCTACGATATGCTCCACGATGCCTTGGTCAGCGTCCAATATCTTGGTCGCTACCGCTGCGAATGATTTGGTTTCCTGTGCTCTGGTCATACTGCCTCCTAAATGCGAAAACGCCCGACTCCCCGAGGCGTCAAAAAGACTGCCTCAGAATGTCGGGCGTTCCTGTCGGACTGCCGGTTATTTGGTTGTCAGCTAGTCAACAATCTGCACTGCCAACACATCTGTTTTTGGACCGTAACCCATTGCTATTACTGGTTCAAGGTTGACAACCCGATCTAGTTGAATTCTCTCCTGCCTAAACGGTGTATATTCCTGTGGTGGAAGCCATCGCTCCATAATAGATCGTGTATCATTCTCAAGAATTGGCACGACAAATTCCCTTCTATCTGTGCGTATAATTCGCGTGCTTGTGCCAATCTGTGGCCATCGTTCCTTTGCAAGCCACCATGCGGCTGATTTCATCTCAACTCCCTTCGGGTTGTCGTTTCAGTTCCTTCCACTCTTTCCTGATCTCTGCCGTCCGCTTAATCAGCACACCATTGTCCTCAAGCTCCCTCTCCAGCGCATCCAGGAACATGAGCACAGCCTGGCGCACAGCCATCCAGAACTGGGTGCTCATTGCACTACCCATTCCGGTGCATCCCATTCGCGCATTTCCTCAACCGGCAGGCCCATGAATGTTTTAATCTCAAAAGCTGGCAGGCAGCCACTGGGAAATGCCTCAGAGGCCAAGCAGCCTAGCACATCAGACCTGATTTTGAGCTTTGTCGGATGTATTCTATTTAGGTATCGCCAATTGGTCACTGATTCCATTATGGATTCCATTGTATCGCCCATTGTTCCCACCTCGGCTTGACCGAAATAAATTCGCCATTTGCTACCTTGTATCTCTCATGCCATTCCTTAATTTGCACTGTCATAGATACCGGCTCCCACTTTGGCAGCTCACGCGCGTCAGGAGTGGTGCTGATCTCAACTGGCCTAGCGGCATCACTAATATCCTGCCAGCTACCATCTACCAATAGCTCAAACTTTACAGATTCACCCGCAATAATAGTCATTGCTCCCACCTTGGTACCGGCGTCATGCTGCTGACATCCTTGAACTCAGACGGCCCCCACGCCCGCCGCAGAGCCTCCAGGTCGCGCAACATACTGCCATGCAACACGGTCCAATCCTGCCCTGGGAACATTTCGCGCAGCCGCTGGCGTAGGCGCTCCATTTCGTGAGCGTTTAGCGTGCGGGTGATTATGACGGTGTTATCGTTCATGCGCTCCCCCTTGCGATCCCTGGCATCCTGTGATATAATGTCTTTGGGGATAGGGATGGTCTAGCTAACTGTTCTGAAAAGCTCACCACCGACAATGAGCCTGCCCCCAGACTCAAGAAATGTCGGACAACCTTAGTCGGGAGGTTTTTGTTATGCCTCGATACCATGACATTATTTGCGAATATTGTGGGCAACCAGCCCGCAAGCCGGGAAACCAGCCCCCAGATATTGCAGCTTTATCTGCTACCGTGAAGCACGGCGACAACCTATAAGTGATCGCATTGGTGAGCCACTCGATGCTGCGATCCAGCGCCGTTACATTCTTGAGCGCATGTCTTATCGTGAAATCGCTACAGAACTCAAGATTGCAGAACGAACTGTAATGCGAACTCTCAGCTATCTTGGAATAGAAGCGCGTCAGGGCGGTGAGGCAATAACTACACAATGGGAAAACAATGATGAACGACGTGCAATTCAAGGTAAACGATTCCAGGCTATTACTGCGCACCAAATAGCTGACCAACATCCCGGCTGGCGAGGTGGCTACAAATACGATACTTGCAGCAAGTCTTGGTTGAAACTTGCTGAGCAGATACGCGAACGAGATAATTATCAATGTGCCCGCTGCCGAAAAAGCAATGAGCAGAACCTTACTGACCACAACAAGTCGTTGTCGGTTCATCACATTGTTCCGTTCATTCTTTCTCATGATAATTCGCCTAGTAATCTACGCACTCTTTGTCTCCCCTGCCATCGTAAAATAGAGCGTGAATTTATCTGGGTTCTGTAGCGTCTCCTACCTCCGGTAGGACAGGAAGAAGAGTTCATCTACATAAAATTGTATTTTCTGGCGAACCAGCCGGATCGCCAGGGTATCTGAGTTGTTCACCACCTACGGTAAAGCTGCCCTGAACAGGTGCAACAACGGGTTCTTGACCCCATGCCGCGCCAATACGATGAGCCTCCCTGGTCCTATCGTCATTTGTGGAATACCATTCCATAAGCTGGATATTCCAGTCCTCAAATAGCCTGTGAGTACCGGCATTACTTGACCTTATCGTTTCTGTTCTCGATATGAGAGCAGTTCTATGCGGTGGCAACCGCGCCTCGAGCCATGCGAACTCCTCAGCCGTCGCCCCGCCCTTCATCCATTGCTTGAACATGCCCGTCATGTTCTTTTGCATCGTGGGCACCGACCATCCCTCACGCTGCGCCTGCTGTAGCATCGTGCCAATCGTTTTCTTGGTGGTCAGGTTGATGTCCTGGGCGAACTCCAGCACGTAGCCGTCAAACCACCTCTCAGCCTCCAGGTTCCTGATGTTGAACTGCATCCCCAGCATGGCCGCCCACTCCTTACCCTGATCAGTCACCACACCCTTGATGAGTGGTAGGAACGTCTCACGCCACGCATCCCCAGCATGGCGTAAGTAATCCATGACCTCTTCGTCGTAGGTAGACCAATTGATCGTTGCCTTTTCGCGTTGGGCTGCCTTTTTGACTACCGTCAGCAGGGCCAACAGATCGCGCAATTCCTTCTCGAACACCGACGCTGCCGCTGCCTCAAAACGCCGTTCCCACGACTGGGCGATACGGTCAAACCGTTTCCAGTGCTGGGCTTTGGCCTCTGGTGTCCAGCTCTTGCCCTCACGCCGTTCCTCTTCCTCGTCCTCTTCCGGCGCGGGTGATTCGCCTTCATCCTCGCCCGATTCCAGCGCGGGTGCTGTGGGCGTCACGTCGATCATCGGCGCTGCAACCACACCCAACACAGGCATCACGTTGATGGGCAGATAGCCCACGTCGCCGGTTTCGTCCAGTTCCTGAACGGGTAGGCCAACAATGGAATAGGCCCGGTTGCGTGGCTCACCCATCTGCCATAATTGCAACGCCGCTGCCACCAACTCGGGGATGTTCTGTTGCAACGCCGGCACGTTGGAGCGGTCGAACATGACGAACGACCCATCCTTTGGGTTCAAGAAATACTGATATTCGCTCTCGAACAGGCGCATCTCTGGCACCATCGTGTCTTGCCAGAACATTTTGCGCGCTTCCTGTTTGTTGGAGAACGTGGATCCCGACAACGCGCTTCGCGTCTCAAGCAGGATCAGCGGCACACCGAAGGGTGCTGCGATGCGCGCCTCGTTGCGCCCGTCCAATGCCTCGAATCCCATCTGGTCGAAGGATAAGGATAATTGCTGCCACTTGCCGCCCTTCTCCATGACCACAGGATCGGTCCAGTTGCTCACCCCGCCGTAGGTTTCCTTCCACCGCTCGCGGATGCGGGCAACATCCTCTGGCAACAGCCAATTCTCATCGAAGGTCAGCATGCCGGCTGGCATCGCACCTTCCTGAAAGAACAACTTGAGATAACGGGTGATTTCATTATCCACGTCGGCTGTTTGGGCCATCGGCACCACGGGCGATAGCCCCCAACCCATGCCCTCCATTGGGTCACCCGGATTGGGAAGTTTGACGTGGATCATGTCCTCGGGCAGAATCGGGATCCCGTCCTGCCAGCTCATGCCCTCGGGTACATAGACGTAGCCTTCGATTCCCGGCTTGTCCTTCTGTGGCAGAATCGTTACCCTGTCAGGTCGCAGATGGTACATGGCCAACGGTACGCCGGGCGTCTCCGCCTTCTCACGGTCCAGGAATATCATATCGTTGCCCAGCAGATTCAGATACACCTCACCCTGCCCCTGGAACATCTCATAGCTCTGAAACGGGTTGGGCCGACTGCACAGCCTGGCCAATGGCCTGTCCAGCGGTAGCGGTTCTGGATCCTCTGGCGTGCCAATATAGGCTCTCAGCGGTGCAAGCTGCATGGCCCTCACCTTGTACATAATCGCCGAATAGATGATCGCGTTTTTCTCCCAGCCCTCGGCGATGTAGTTGGACTCATCGATAATGGACCATTGCGGAACGCCCCCGCGCCAGGATGGCCAGCGAAATGGCGCGGCTTTCGTCGATCCAGGAGCCACGCCCGGCCAGCCCTCACGATAGAATTTCAGGGCCAGCCGTAGCCGCTCCAGCACTGATGGATCGTTTCTAGCCAATGTATAGCCTCCGCTTGTCCACAGACATCAGCGCATATCTAAGGGAATCCATTGCGTGGTCATTGGCCTTGTCAGGCTCATCTTTCAGGTCGCCGTCACGCTGCTGTTTCCAGCCATAGGACTCGAACTCGGCAATGGTGTTGACGCAGCTTGGCGCAATATATAGCCGCCGCTTGCCGTCGCCTGCATCAACCAACCGAGCCTTGACCCGCTGAATACCCTCAGATACCGCGTTATCCGCCCCCCTGACAGGCAATCCCGCAAGTCCCATCTGTTGCAGATTGGCCGGCTCAGACGGGTCACACAAGAATACCTGAATGCTCCATTGTTTCATCATGCGCTGGGCAGCCTGGACAATATCGCCGATGAGCTGCCGGCGCTGATAAAATTCAGCCACTACCCAGGCCCGCCCATCGCCATCGATGCCCAACACGAGGATAACCGCCGGGTTGGTATAGCCCCAGTCCACGCCGGCGATGACCTGTACGAAGCTATCGGGTGCTTTCTGAACATGCACCTCGCGGTCGAACTCCTCATAAACCTGGCCCTCAAAGGCGACAAATTCCCCGATCAGCTCCTGCCGGGCAAAGCTGCCCACGTAGGACATTTCGAGGTCTTTCACGAACTCGGGCGCCAGGTACGGGTTGTCCTTAGTGGACGCCCTGTAGATCCCGTATCCCTCGCGCTGCTGTTCCACGAACTCAGACCAGACCCAATTGCGGCCCTTGGGCGTGGTCGTGATCCAGCATGGCCCCGCCTTGCCAGCTTCACGCAATCGGCCAAGGATAATGGGCCAGGTCATCTTGTGGCAAAGCGCCGCCTCATCAATGTAGCCCCATGACAGGTTGGGACCGCGCAATCGTTCAGGATCATCGGCGCTTCTAAACAGCACCTCGCCATTACCCACTGTGGCCCGCATCTCGCCCTTGTGAAAATCCTTGACCGCACCGTCACAGACCTGCATGAATGTGCGCAGCGTGGCATCACGTAACATCGGGTAGGTGGGTGCTACCACCAGGCCGAGCCCTGGTTGCTGGCATTGCACTAGCGCCTTACAGCACCCGGCGAATGTTTTGCCGCTACCAACGCCACCGACAAATGCGGTGAACCGCTTCTCAGAAACAAGGAACTCATATTGCGCCTGGTAAAATTCAATCTCCCTGGTTGTCATTGCGCTGTTTGAAAACTATGCTGAATGGGGCATTTTCTACCCCAGCAATCTCACGCCGTTCGGCGTATCCCCGATCCTTCGCCTTCATGGTCAAATACCACTTCGCTACTCCGATATCGCCCTCCTGAATCGCCTTGAGCACCGTGGATTCTGCCATGTCGGTGACATTCTCGCACTCATCCCTGTATACCTTGGCAACGGTCGGGTAGGTGGTGCAATACTTTTTTGCCGTATGCCATGCACAGCCAACCCGCTTGGCAATGGTGCTGATAATGCCACCGCTGCCGGGTATAGCTTGAATGAAATCAGATGCCCGATACTGATTAGCCCCTGGCATGACCACCTGTCAAAATTGCACTCATTCTATCAACTTCGCATCCAGCCCCATGCCCGTCAACCGTTCGAGCGTGACGGCGCAGTATTTCGGCTCGATCTCCATGCCGTAACCGATGCGGCCTGTTTGCTCGCAGGCGACGAGGGTGGTGCCCTGACCTACAAACAGATCAAGTATTGCTCGGGCATCCTTCGCCACATCATCAAGAATCACCCGCCACGGCTCCAACGTCTTATTGACTATATGCCCGATTGATTCAATTTTGACTGATCCTTCCCATACATCATAATCAATCTTGACATTGCCATAACACAAAATTGGCTCGTAGGCATTCCAGCCGCCCGCGCCATTTCGCGAATTTTGATTCTTTTTAACCCAGATAGCCAACCATTTCGGGCGCTTAATTCCAGGCCACATCCAGATATTGACCGCGCCCGGAGTGAATACCACAGCATCGCAATATTGTTGGGCTAACGAAAACCACGCCACCGACCATGACAAGTATTCACCCTCACTCATGGAATCGTTGACGTTCTCACCATATTCCTTACCGACATTGTAAGGGGGATCAGTGAAGCAAAAAGCCCTTTCCTCACCCATCAGCCGCCCCACATCCTCTGCGCTCGTGCTATCCCCGCACATCAACCGGTGCCGCCCCACCTGCCACACCTGCCCCCGCTGAACCTGCCACTTCTCTTGCAGTTCCTCAGCCTTGTCAATTTGTGCGCCAGGGTCATCTGGCGGCTCCTGATGCCACAGGTCAAGCTCTAGGTCGCGCTCCTCAAACCCCCATTCCAGCAACTCATCAAGCTCGAACTCATTGGCCAGCGTGTCAAAGTCCCATTCACCTGCCGCGCCTTTATGCAAGAACACGGTCAGCTTCTCGCGTTCCTTCTCAGTCAACTCACGTGAGGCTACTCGAACGTCAACCTCGAAATTGGCACCGTGGTCAGCGGCCCAGACATTGATCCGCTGGTGCCCGTTGTATACCTCCCCATCAGGCCCGATAGCGATGACATCCACCTGCCCAAATTGGTCCAGCGATTCAGATAACCGCGCCGCCTGGTCCTCGCGTATCTGCCGAGGATTGCGCGGCCACGGAACCAGGTCGGACAATTTGCGCTTCTCGTTCGCCCAGATCAGGTCAGACATAAATACCCCTCTCCCCGAGGCCGTGCGCGGCTAGGACCGGAAAGGAGAAAACGGTCACACAACACACGCACGACCCCAGTCAAGAAGGAGAGTGAAGCTAGGGCGTGCAGCACGCCCTGGCGAATCACCGATTGCACTATCGCATCGTATCATTTTTCAGTACTCAGCCTACCACCAGCCGGCGGCCTTGCCGACCATAATCACCGCGCCAATACCTAGCCCCCCAGCGCCATATTTGGCAACCATCACAGCGATCTGGATGCGATTATCAATCACCCGCTCCAAGGCTGGCTTGACCCGTTCATGGCAGAATATCTCCAGCAATGCAACGCGGGTTTCGTGTTGAGCCTGGCCAGTTTCGATCTTGCCAACGCGGTCATTGATCTTGTCCACGCCGCGCTTGACATCGGCTATATCAGTAGCCAGGTGATCCAGCTTGAGCAGGATTACTTCACCGGACTCACCGCCCTGCTCCTCTAGCCGTTTCAGGCGACCATCCAGGTTACTGATACCTGTCAATAATCGCCCTTCTGCATTCGTACCTAGTGCCATGCCCTACTACTCCGTCGATAGCTGGGGATTGGACCGACCACCGGGCGGT